ATCACAATACATTTATTGGATGGATCACTTAACAACTGGTACTAACTGGGGTAGCGCAGCAACTGGAGTAACATTCACAGCTGTAAATACTAACAGTTTAGAATCATTGTCTGGTGGAAGTAATGGATCTACAGTAACAGACGGTCAATTAAAAACAGCATATGAGAAGTTCCAAGATGCTGATACAGTTGATGTTGGTCTAATTATGACTGGTCCTTCAGGTAGCGCAACTCACGTTGACAACTTGATTACAATTGCTGAAGAAAGAAAAGACGCAGTTGTATTTGCTTCTCCACAGAGAGCAGATGTAGTTGGTATCACTAACTCAAATACACAGACGCAAAACGTTAAAGATTTCTTTGACACAATTAGATCGTCTTCATATGTTGTATTTGATAGTGGTTACAAATATCAATACGACAGATACTCTGACTTGTATAGATTTGTTCCACTAAATGGTGATTTAGCGGGTCTTGCGGCTAGAACAGATTCTGTTGCTGATAGTTGGTTTTCACCAGCTGGTTTCAACAGAGGTATTGTTAGAGGCGCAGTTAAGTTGGCTTATAACCCAACTAAAGCTCAAAGAGATATACTTTACCCTGCACGTATCAACCCAGTTGCTACGTTCCCAGGACAAGGTACAATCTTATTTGGCGATAAGACTGGACTAACAACTCCAAGTGCTTTTGATAGAATCAACGTAAGAAGATTGTTTATCACTTTAGAGAAGGCAATATCAACTGCTTCTAAATTCCAATTGTTTGAATTCAATGATGAATTTACAAGAGCGAACTTTAGAAACATTGTAGAGCCTTTTTTAAGAGAAGTACAAGGTAGACGAGGTATCACAGACTTTTTAGTAGTATGTGATGAAACTAACAACACAGGTGAAGTAATTGATAGAAATGAATTTATTGCTGAGATATTCATTAAACCAGCAAGAAGTATCAACTTTATCACATTATCTTTCATCGCAACACGAACTGGCGTCTCTTTTGACGAAGTTGCGGGTTAAGGTAGAGGAGAATAAAAATGGCAAACATATCAGACTTCAAAGCTAAACTTGCAGGCGGTGGCGCTAGAAGTAATCAGTTTAAGGTGACTATGCCTTTTCCTGGTTATGCAAGTGTTGGTGGCGAAATAGAAGACTTGGCTTTCTTATGTAGAGCTACATCTATTCCTTCAATGGAAATTGCGAACATTAATGTTCCTTTTAGAGGTAGAGCGATTAAGATTGCTGGTGACAGAACGATTCCATCGTGGTCAGTTACTGTTTATAACGACACAAATTTCAGATTAAGAAACGCATTTGAAAGATGGCAGAACGGTATAAACAATATGAGTGATAACGAAGGTCTAACAAATCCAGTTGATTATCAAGTGGATGCGTTCCTAGATCACTTGGATAGAAACGGTAATACAATAAAGTCATACACTTTAAGAGGTGTATACCCAACAGAAATTGGTTCAATCGGTTTAGATTATGACGAAGCGGGTAATATTGAACAATTTGAGGTGACTTTACAGTACCAATTCTTTGACACAAACACTACTACTTAATTTTTAAATCAGGGGGCTTCGGCCCCCTTTTTAAAGGTCATATAAGTATTAGTATAGGAGATAAATTATGGCAGAACTATTCGGGTTTAGTATTACACGACTCAAAAAGCAAGCAGATCCAAAACAAAGTTTTACGACAGCTCAAGCTGAAGACGGTACACAAACGGTTTCGGCAGGAGGTCACTTTGGGTCTTACTTGGATATGGAAGGTAGTGCGAAGACAGAGCAAGACCTTATTCGTAGATATAGAGAGATAGCGATACACCCAGAATGCGACATGGCGATAGAAGATATTGTCAATGAAGCAATCGTAGCGAATGAATTGAAAGACGCAGTAAGAGTTATATTTAATAACTTACCTTACGGCAGAGACATACAAAGAAAAATAGAAGACGAATTCCAAGAAGTTTTAAGATTAATGAACTTCAATACAAAAGGCCATGACATATTCAGAAGATGGTATGTAGATGGTAGAATATTCTATCAAAAGATTATTGATAGAGATAACCCTAAAAAGGGTATAACAGAATTAAAATATATTGATCCTAGAAAGATCAAAAAGATTAGAGAAGTTAGAAAGAAAAGACCTGATGTACCTAGTCCGTCAGCTTTAAATAGTCTAGCTGTTGTAGATGAATATATTGAATACTTTTTATTTAATGAAAGAGGTATATCTGGTACAACTGGACAATCAGGTGTTAAGATAGCGCCAGATACAATCGCATTTTGTCCGTCTGGTATCATAGATCAAAACAAGAACATGGTCTTATCATACCTACACAAAGCGATTAAACCTACTAATCAATTGCGTATGATTGAAGACGCAGTGGTCATTTATAGAATTGCGAGAGCACCTGAAAGACGTATCTTTAAAATAGATGTTGGTAATTTACCTAAAGTAAAAGCTGAACAATATTTAAGAGACGTTATGGCGAGATATAGAAACAAGTTAGTATATGACGCTGGTACAGGTGAGATAAGAGACGATAGAAATTATATGTCAATGCTAGAAGACTTCTGGCTACCAAGTAGAGAAGGTGGTAGAGGTACTGACATAACAACTTTACCTGGTGGACAAAACCTAGGTGAAATGACAGATGTAGAATATTTTAGAGCAAAACTATATCGTTCTTTAAATGTTCCTGTTAGTAGATTAGAAGCAAGTCAAGGATTTAATCTTGGTAGAGCTAGTGAGATAACTAGAGACGAACTAAAATTTACAAAGTTTGTACAAAGATTAAGAAAGAAATTTACAGAGTTGTTCAATGATATAATGAGAACACAATTGGTGTTAAAAGGTGTCATTGCTGAACAAGACTGGCACATAGTTAAAGACTGTATAATGTATGATTTCATACAGGATGGACACTTTGCTGAACTTAAAAACGCTGAACTTCAAAGAGAAAGATTAGCATTAGCATTTGAAATGAGAGACCATGTTGGTAAGTTTTATTCTGTAAACTACATAAGAAAAAATATATTGAAACAAAACGACAGAGAAATTGAACAAATGGATAAAGAAATCAAACAAGAAATTGAAGATGGTATTATTCAAAGTCCAATGGCTCAAGTCACAGAGGAGAAAAAATAATGAGTGAAGAAACAAGAGCGTTTATTGACAAACTTGCGGCAGGCGATAATGCTGGTGCTGGTGATGCGTTTAAAGATGCATTAAGAGTTAAAGTTGGTCAAACATTAGATAATCATAGAAAAGATATGGCTGGTAATATGTTTAATCAAACAGATAATCCCATACCTGAGGCAGAGGCACATAGTGACCCTAAACCAGAAATCGCTGATCCAGGAACATTTGATAGAGATGGAAATGTACTTGATACTACTGGACAAAAAGATGGTAAAGCTGAATTAGATTTATCACAAGACGGAACAGCAGACACAATGGTAGGAGTAGATGTAAATGCAGGTGAGCCAAATAGTTAAACAGAATCTTTTTATAGATTCTAAAACATACAGTAATCTTTCGCCTAATATGAAAGATGCTGTAAAAGATGTTTTTTCGTTTTTTAATGAAGCGAAAGGTAATATTGTGGAAAAATTTGAAAGCGCAATTAAAGAAGTTGCCGCTATACATAATTTAGAAGTTAAACAAATAGAAGATTACTTTGATAAGGAAGTAATAGAAAAATTAGGAGAAAAATAAATGGCACAAACATTCATAGTAAAGGGTAGTGTTGTCACAAATGCATCTGATAATGATTTTGGTAGAGCTGTATTTGTTAGAATAACTGCGACTGGTGATACAACTGCTGTACTTGAAGAATCAAATGGTAGTACGGTGATTGGACAAGTCTATTTAGAAGATGGTGATACAGTTATTATAGAAAAACACCCAGCTGAAAAAATTACTTGCCCAACTTCAAAAGCAAGTGCAATCGGATCACCAAGAAGTTAATGACAATTACTACTACAAAACTAACTGACAATAGTTTTAACATCATAGTTAA